ATCTACAGTAGAATTTCATATTTATTCTAATGAAACGTGGATTACTGGCCAGCATAAAAATCAATCGTTAGAACAAACTCCAACGTTTTATAACTCAGTTACTAAAAAACAAATAAGTTTTGATTCGCAACCATATGTTTTAGATATAAATCAACAAGTAGAAAATTTAAAATTAAATGGCGGAACATATCGTATTGTAGTTAACTTTTTTGAAAACTTAATTGGAGGTTATGAACAACAATATTTACGAATAGACGAAATATCACCAGATCGTACAGAGTTACGTTTACGAGCGATAGATTCAGAAGATATTAATTTTGTAGAACAAATAACAAATTATATTGAAACAGTAAATCAAACAAGTAATAGAGGAAATTTCCAAAGTTATCTGTTAAATTTTAGTAGAAATAATTGTGTACAATTTGTTAATAGTGTTGTTATTGGAGAATATCTATATGTAAAACTATATGAGCCACTTTCTATTGAAATTGAAAAAGATTTTAAATGTTGGGTCGTTAAAGAATTAAAACCTCCATATGTAGACACTATTAATATAGATCCAGTAATTCAACCAGAATCTGTTAATCGTTTGAGTGGACCGAATTGGCAAGCTAATTATTCATATAATACCTCTACCGAAACAGGATTACAAAATTGGACGGATTTATTAGGGTCATCAACATCGACGTCACAACAAATTGTAGATAGATTCTTTTCTGGTAGTTTATCTGGAATGAAATTAAATATAGATTATTCTGATTTTAATAATTTTATATTTTATAGTTCAGCTACCGAACGTTTGAATAATTTTAAATATAAATTAAGTTTAATTGAATATTATACATCACAGAGTTTAGTATTAACAGGGATATCTGGTAGTGATTCAACGACAAATGCACAAGATTTTACAAATTTAAAAACTTCATTAATTGGAGGATTTGACAACTTTGAACAGTATTTATATTATGAATCATCTTCAAAATTAACAACTAATTTAATTCCTTTAGAAAATGCAAATGTATCAAGTGTAACAGGTAGTTATATTCAACCAATACCAAAAACTAATTCCACTATTCCATATGCATTATATTCTATAACATCAAGTCAATTTGAAACTTGGTTTAATGGAGCAATTGAATCTTCGTCATTATATGACACATTAAATGAAAGTTCTTTAATACGAACAGTACCAGAACATATACAATTAAAATCTGATAGTGTAGATTTAACAACGTTTGTTAACATGTTAGGGCATCATTATGATATACTATATACATATATTAATCATATGACCAAAATTAATAAACGAGAAGAAAATCCTAAATTAGGTATGCCAGATGAATTATTATATTCAGTAGCAAAACAATTTGGATGGAATTTAACTAATGGAAACCAAGGACAAAAGCTTTGGGAATATACACTAGGAACATCAGAAACAGGAGTGCCGTTAACAGGATCAAATTCTATAGGAGATCCATCAGTATCTGGAGAAAAATCTACATATACAATTTGGCGTAGAATTGTAAATAATTTACCTTTATTATTAAAGTCTAAAGGAACTAAACGAAGTGTACAAGCATTATTATCTTGTTATGGAATACCACAATCATTAATGACCATTAATGAATACGGTGGACCAAGATTAGAACGTGCTCCTGTATATGAGAAACTTAATTTTGATTATTCATTAGATTTAATTAATAATACTGCAGGAACAGTTACTGTTAATTATTCTGAATCTATTAATACTGTTGAATTAAGATTTCGAACAGAAGACGTTATAAAAACACCTACTATGGCAAGTACCATGAATTTATTTACCATAGGAAGTAATACAGTTACATTAGATTATACAAGTGGAACAATTGGTACTATACAGATTAATGGTACTGGTAGTAATAATATTGAATTATTTGATGGTGGTTATTTAACTACAATGTTGCGTACTAATGGTAATAAATTAGAATCAATAACAAAACGATCTAAATATGGTAAAATTGTAGCAGCTGCTTCGGCTTCTGCAACTGCGTCTTTTGATTTTGAAAGCACATTAACATTAGGTGGTGTTACTGGTGGTAGTCGTTTATTAGGACAACTTCAAGAATTACGTTTATGGAGTTGTAGTTTAGAAGAATCTGCATTTAATAATCATGTAAAAGCACCTGGTGCATATGATGGAAATGTAGATGCATATGACGAATTATCATTTAGAATACCATTAACGCAAAAAATTAATCATGCGACAACAAGTAGTTTAACCGGTGTGCAGCCTAAGTCTTCTGCTGTTTCTGCATCATTTTCTAGTTGGACTAATAATACTCCATATGACTCAATTGAAGAAACATATTATTATGATGGTATATCATTAGCCGCAGGGACATTTGATGATAACAAGATACGTCTAGAAGATAATGAATTGGTTGGATCGTTGGATGTTAAAACACGAGCAGAGCGTAGTCAATTTGATAAAGCTCCTTTAGATAGTGCAAAATTAGGAGTATATTTTTCTCCACAGACTATGATTGATGAAGATATTATAGCGCAATTAGGATTTAAATCATTAGATGATTATATAGGAGATCCAGGAGATATTAATAGTAAATCATATCCTGATTTAATTTATGAAGCAAGTAAATATTGGAAAAAATATAGTCAAAGTAATGATATGAATGCATATATTAGAATATTTACATTATTCGATTTATCATTCTTTAAACAGTTAGATCAATTATTACCTGCACGAGTAAATAAATTAACTGGATTATTAGTTCAACCTAATGTATTAGAAAGAAGTAAAGATGTTATTTTACCAGAAGTTCAAAGATTTAATGATACATATAATTCGTTAATACCAGAAGTCTCCCCAACTGCGAGTGCAGATTATTTGCAATATTTAGGTGGAATTGATAATAAAGTATTAACAATAACAGCAGAAGATGATGATCAATGGCAAGCATATTTAACGGCTTCGGAACAAGAAAAATACGGAGGAACAACATATTCGTATATTAGTTTAATTAGATCTTCAAGTACTTATATAACTGCATCTACTCCATATTGGAGAAGTGAAGCAATATTACCTTCAATTACATCTTCTAATTTATCTACATTTAAACAAATAACAGAAATACTACCTACTACATCTGCTAGTTTAATTGCTGCAGAAGTTCAAGATTATTTACCAACTAGTATAAATAATCAAAAATATAATGGAACTAAAATAACAAGTAGAGATTTTAACATAGCATCACGTCAGACTATTGACGGCGGAGCTGTTGTAGAATTCCGAAAAGCTAATGCTAATCAATTAATTTATACTAATCAATTAGGAGAGCAAGGTAGTTTTATATTAACGTAAAATTCAATTGAAATATATTTATATAAAATAAAGGTAAAACATTATGGGATATTTAAATAATAGTAGCGTAACTGTAGACGCAATACTCACATTAAAAGGTCGTGAGTTATTAGCAAAAGGTGGCGATGCATTTAAAATTACACAATTTGCAGTTGGTGACGACGAAATTGATTATACATTGTGGAATCCAGATCATCCATTAGGAACAAGTTTTTACGGCACGATTATAGAAAATATGCCAATTACTGAAGCAATTCCTGATGAAACACAAGCATTGAAATATAAATTAGTAACACTACCAAAACAAACAACTAATATACCAGTAGTGTCAGTAGGAAATAATTCTATTATACTTCCTGGACCAGGAACTAGTGCTATAATTTCACCGAATACTGCTAATTTGCAAGGTGGTAATGCTAATCTAGGATATACAGCTATATTATCAGATTCGTCTGTTGCTGATATATCCGTACAGCGAAATTTACAAACTTCTGTTCTTCCTACTGTTCCTAGATTTATTGGGGATAATGAAGATGCACAAAGTATTGCTGCAGCAGGATTTAGTTTTAGAATTTCAGCAAAAACATTGTTAGTTGAAAATAAAACTGCTACTATAACTATTATAGGAAATGAAACTGGTGGTTCTACCACTATTAATTTAACTGTAAATAAAGCGTCGACTGCAACAATAACATCTGCAACTAGTTAATGATAAAACAGGAAAATATGAAAACAATAACACAATTAAAAAAACAACAACGTTTAGGGATAGTACCTCGACGAGATAATAGGACAGCTGCTCCTAGTAGGTCAGGTGCACAACCGAGGCCAGCTGACGTACCACAACGTGATAGAGATGGTAATCCTGTTTCTTCGGCAGCTGCTACAAATCGTCTTAATGATCAAGTGCAACAGTTGGCAGAGCAATTAGCACAAGAAATTATTGCAGAGCAACAACAGACACAGATATTAGCAAGAAATGGTCGAGTATTTACAAAATTTGATACAGTAAATGATATTATTGACAATCAGACAGAAACTGTTACCGCAGGATTATGGAGTAATA